TTAGTGTTACAAAATTTACAAGACATAATTTTTAATTTTTAAGGCTAAAACATTGCAGAACTTCTCAGTAAGTTTATTCTTGTTTGAGCTGTTTAATCCAAGTATATTTTGGGTGTGAACCTCTTTCAATATGCTTAATTTTTCATCTTTCGCATTAAGTATTATCTCATATCCTACGACATTTGATACAATACTATTCCAAAATTTACCTGTATCATACAAAGCTATCTCGTTATTTTTACTCACAACCTTACCACCACTTCTAGCCTTTCTTTTTAGCGTTGATGGTTTATAATAGCCTAAAAATATATCCTCCGAATCATACCCTGTCTTTAATTGGTCTTTGTTGAGTTGTTCGATAAACTCTTGCAACTCATTTGCTGTTTCTAATAGCAGGTTTGGTAGATTTAGGCTTAATAACTTTAGTTTCTCTGACAACTCCTTCGCTCCTATCATGGTTAATTTTGTTGTAAAGTTCGGTTAGGATAACGTCTATCTCCTCTATGGTCTTACTAGGGAGTAGAGCCAACTTAAATGATACTGGTAATGACAATAACTCATCTAATGTGTTATTGAAAAGTAGGGGAGAAAGTTCCCCCCTACCTATCTTAATACCTACACTCATTATGCAGTAGTTGTAGCTGTTACTTGATTGCTCTCAAAACAAGCTCCTGAACCACCACCTAGAGGTGTTGTCAAGGCTTCTAGTACAAGAGGTGCGGCTAACTTAACTTTACAAGCTCCTACAAATGCAGTTGCTAGAACAACATTACCACTTGAAACTGTAACACCTGTTATTGTAACTGGAGAGCCGTCAGATACTTTTGTTACTACCCATGCACCTGTTTGAACAATTGCCGTAGCAAAAGTCTCAGCAATGTTAAGACGAGATAGTTTCTCTTTGGCTGTTACTGTAATAATACCACTTCCGCCTACTGCTGTAAGTTCAACTTCTAGTACACCCTTGAAGTTGTCCTCTACTGCATATCCATCAGGTAACACAATACCTTTCATAGTTGTAAGGTCATTGATGTTCTTGAATCCAATTGTCAACTTATTTTCAGTCAATGTTCCACCACCATTTCCAAATTTTGGCAAGTTAGCATGGAAATTACAAGGTATAGGATATAATCCTAAAGCCCCTTCTTTACCACCGATGAAAGTTTCGTCAACAATAAAGCAAGCCTTACCTTGTACCTCATTCATTTTTCTTAACTCTTCGGTAAACCCTATACCATAGTTAAGATACTTAGCCTCAGCCATGAATGGATATTCTTGAACACCTTCTTCCAATCCAAAAGCAGTCTGTTTTGACTCAGGAGCTTTTGTGTTGTCTGTAGCTTCCGAAAATGGAATAAATACGAATCTATTCAAAGGATTAGCATCTAAAGATAAATCACGTAGATAATCCAAAGCACCATCTACTGTTGCCAAATTAGCAGTAGGGATATAACCACCTTGTCTGCCAATAAAAATACCACGCAAAGATTTAATCTTTAGCGCACATGATGGAATACCACCATTTACATACTTGTCATTGCAAGTTACTTCGTTTAAAATTGTAGCCATATTAACAATTTGTTTTTAATTTGATTTTTAAGTTTTTTATCTCTATTGCATCTACATAGTCACTGAATAAGTTGCCTGATACTCCGTCATCATCTAAATTACCATAAAAGAAATGCTCTTTTATATTAATTTCTGTTTTCTCATCTATCATTCCCAAAACTCTTAAGCTGTCTAAAAACATATTGCTTAACGGTCTAAGTATAGTTCTAAATGATTGAACCTCTCTGATGTCCGATGTAAGATTAGGTAAACTACTTGTAGCTATTATTATTTGCCCCAAAGTAGCATATCCTAAATCTCCAACTATCTTAATGTCTATGGTAGGTGAATTAAGGAATATCAAAGGGAATCTGTCTTTTTGGTCTTTGAATTGCACCATTATATCAACAAACTCTCTATAAGTACTCCTATGGAAAAATAAATTAGTTGGGTTTGATGAAGTAAATGAATTTTGTAATACGAAATCAGCTCCATCATAGCTATATATTTCATCTCCAATAAGATACTCTACATTCACATCCCCAGTAGAAGGTAAGGAATCATAACATTCTATTGCCTTAGTAGGGAACAGAACTCTTCCTTTTGTCCTATCTATTACTGGTGATAGTTGCTTTGTTATAGAATCTAATTGAATCATACAAGTCTATTAATGTAATCTAAAATTCCGTAATCTTTAGCCCAATTATCTCTAGGATATTCAATGTCGTCTATCTCGTAAACATCTGAATTTTCATCCAACCACTCTACTATCTCTAAATTTAAGTCAGCCATATCATTCCAAACCTCTACTTGACGTATCAATGGTGATACGTTTATTAGATTGTCGGACTTGGCTATCGCTATACCTACATCAGTCATCTTAGTAGGGTCAATATAGAAATAGTAAACATAATTAGCAACTGGACTGATTTTATTGGCAGAATCATATATCTTATCCCTTAAATCAATCCACTTTTGCTCAATAGGGTCATCATTTAAACCAGCAAGAAAGGCATCTCTCAAATCCTTACCTAATAATTCTTTTAGAAACTGCAACTCACGAGTAGCTATTGTATTTAGTACCTGTTCTTTTTTCTTAGTATCTAACAATTTACTAACACCAACGCCTGATGCTTCCGCAAAAGGGATATGCAATGGCTCGTAAGCAAAATATGTTTCGTCTAGTATCATTTCCTTTGTCTGCCTCTTTGTGGTTTAACGTATAATGATTCACTATCAATAGGGATAGTGGTTTGGACTTCTATTTTATCTTCATTTCCTTTAATAGGTTTATCTGATATGATGCCTCGTTGCAATAGATTATTAGCTATTGTTTCAACAGCAACATCTACCTCTTCACCTATTGTAGAGAATTTACCTCTCCCTTTTCCTGTTGTATAATAAATCATACTCAATCTATTAATAGATAGCAATGTTTCCATTGCTATCTAATTAGTTATTATTAAGGTTTGTCAATATCTGCTATTGCCGCATCAATGTCAGAACATTTCAATACCGCAACTTTATCCAAATCTCTTACAAGAACTTGGTAACGACCAATCAATTGTGCAGATTGTGTGTCGTTAAAGTTATCGTTAGCGAAAATCTTTCCTGCATTGAATTTCCAAGAGCGTTTAGTTCTCAATTCTACTACGTTATTGTCATAAACCAAACAAGTGTTTTCTGTAATAACTTTGTTTTGAGATACTCTTAGACCTGCAATGATTGAATTTCCGAAAACGTCTGTTTTCATAATTGGTTGACCTGTAGTATCTTTCATTTCAGACATCACAAAGTAATCAATTGGATTCATCACTAAGTCAGTAGCTACATAAGCACCATCGGCAGTGTTGATAGTTTGAGCCATAGCCTTGATAACATTAGCAATATTTGCTTTAGCTATTTTTGCAGTGTATGGTGTAGTATCAAATTCTGTAGCGTAAACGTCTTTCAAACCTTTGATGTGTTGTTTGCCTGCTGGAGCTAAACCATCACCAACATAAATTTCACTGTCTAACTTAACATCTACAGCAATCTTCATTTGCTCTACCAATCTATTTGCAAAATCAGGTAGTCCCTCAAATGTTTCCTCAGTTACTGTTTGCCATGCGTGGAACTTAGCATAAGGCATAGTTTTTTCTACTGCTACGGCAGTATCACCATTTGCGTTACCAGCACCCTCACCAACATAGTTAGCATTTGATGTGTAAGTCCCCTCTACATAAGCAAAAGTATCTTTACCTGTTGCCTCTGATACTTGACGTAATTTACCAACAAATGCCAAAGGACGTGTTGGAGCAAATTGTACCATTGAGTCGATGTTTGTACGTGCCAAAGACCCTGTATAGTCAGTAGTAGCAACAGATTTCACTTCAAAAGAAATGTTTTTGCCTGATGCAATAGCAGACTTTAACTCAGGGATGTTGTTGATACCAGCTTTTTGCAATCCTTCAACAATTTGGTCTTGTACTGACTTAACCTCTACTTTGTTTTGGTTTGCATTAGCTTTAATATCTAAAATGTCGGCTTGCAATGCCTCAAACTTACCTTTGTATTCTGCATACTCTACTGACTTAGTGTCCAAAGATTTAACTTCGTCAACTAAAGCATTGTGATTTTGAGCTAGTTCAAGCTCTTTACCTTCCAATCCTGAAAGGTCATACTTTTTTACTTCCATGTTATAAAAATTTTAATTTGTTAATATCTAATTTGTCGTTTTTTGTCTCTTCAACTATTGTCGGCTCTACAACTCTATGTGATTCAATCGGCATAGATTGTATGAGTGATTTAAGTTTAAGCAACTCAAACTTCTTATTCCTATTTTGTTCTATGGCAAACATCTTTTCTACCAACTCAATAATAGAATCTCTATGTTCAATAGACTTCATCCCAGTTATTACAGTCATGTCATTACAAGCTATTGTAACTAATGACACCTCCCATAATTTTGCCTCTATTATTGTTCTTATATTTGTTATCTCATTATACATTGACTTGATAGTATTGTAGCCTATTGACATCTCTCTCAATATACCCTCTCTTATCTTTGTCTTAATGTCATCCTCCGCATCAGATATGCGAACTTTTACATACAATCCTTTGTCATCCTCTTTTATCTCCTCTATCTTCCCTATTGGATTATATATGTCATGCTGATAGCAAAAAGCAATACGACCCTCATTCTCTTTCAAGGTCTTAGTAAAAGCTCCTTTTTGGATAATATCACCTGCATTATCTTCATTTCCAAACCATGCGCCATAGCCCTCAATGACTAACTCATTGTTTTCTTCTTCTGATATGTTGTCAATCGAAACCGATTTGAACTCCAATTGTGGTTTTCTATTATCTTCCATAGTATATTTATTCTAAATCTAACTTTATACGTGCTTCTTCCATACTCATAAGCCCATTTGTAACCAACGGTACAACGGCATTGCTCATTTGTTGGAATGCCACTGATTCTTGTAGCTTAGCTTCTTGATAAAAATCTAAATGTGAGAAGTCAGGGCTTATATTGTAATTTACGTCTTTTATTCCTCGCATGATTTTCCATTCACTCAAATAGTATTCAAGTGTAGGTATAGCACCTTGTGTATATGATTCTTTCCTCGCTTCAGGAACTGTCTTAAATCGTGCCGATTCTATCCCAAACAACTCAGATGGTATGTTAAAAGCCGTACATACTGCCTTCTTTGATTCTTTTATAATATCAGGAAATATCATCTCTTGCATATCGGCTGAAATCTTACTTACCTTAGCATCCAACGATGTTACCAAATTCTTATTTTGCTGCCTGCGTAATCCGAAATTCTTTAACTTCTCGTAGAAACTCTCTTTCTCCTTTTGCGTAGCACTCAAAGACATCATGTTGGCATCCTTTACACCCATACCTATAACATTCAATGCACCTCTGTTAGCGTACATCTCAGTCAGTGTCTCCCACAAAGTAACGTATGTTGTAACGACCTCTGATAAGCTCTCTAGCCTACTGCCTCCAAAAAATGAATAATTATCACTTGCCAACACAACATCAGAGAAAATATGTACCTCGTTTGGTTTTAAGGTATAAGAAGATGCTCCTGTATTAACAATATAATAATCGACATTCCACTCACTGTATATGTCAGTGCCTATCTTATATATTGGCTGTACAAATTTAGTAGGTATAACATAGTAAAACTCCTCACCTCCCGACTTAATAATCCTAACATATCCAACACCATGTAACTTCACCTGTGAATCTAACTTCTTGAAAAATATGTTGAAATCCTCTTTAAGATTTGGACGTTTAAGTTTAGCCAACTCTGCATCTATCGCCCTACTCTTTACAGTCTTACCTGTAACTGGGTCTAAAGCCCACAACTTCAAATTAGCAATGTGAGATGCTCCAACACCTATCACGGAACGGACAATGTCACATTCCTTGTAAGCTCGCTCCCTCCCATAAACAGTAGAGCAGTCAATGAAGTATTTATCGTGCGACAACAAATTCTTACCATCTGTTGTCAACTCAATACCATTGGCACTCCCTTTCGCTAATTTTATATGATATAAACTCATATTTTAGTATTAATATGCAAATATAATTACAAATAAACCAAAAACAAACTTTTTTGAATAAAAAAATTATCATTTATGCAATTTATCCGATATTCCACCCAAAACAGCATAACGCAACTGGTCAAAATAATGGTTGAAAGCATCAATAGGTATGTTGGTAGTATTACCCTCAACTATCTTATAAACATAATTCTGTATCTCAGTCTCTAAATTCACATTGTGAACAAAATGCAAGTCAAACCCGTTTATAATATCCAAACCATAGCCAACACTCTTCTTCCTTACCTTGACAAAATTCCAATTGTGACCATCACGCATAGCAAACTCATTCAAAGCTATAACATACTCCTCATCATTCCTGTTCTTATCCGCACTGTCACAAAATATCCACATCTCATCTTTCTTGCCACCGTTACAAGCCATCCTCCTCTGCTCCTCTATCTTTAAACCGACACTAACTAAATTATAACAATCTTTAGGTGTAGGTGTTGGCTCATAACTCAACAACTCACCATACAACTTGTTATCAACCCTACCACAACGTCCCAAAACAGTAGGGTCATTACTAAACCCAAAGTCAATACCTAAACTAACCTCGTCAAAGCCATCGGTAGGGAAACTATCTATCCATTTGTAATCCTTTATGATAGCACCATCTTCAGGACATCGCTCTCCTTGACCATAAACCAACCAAAACCGCTTGTTGATAGTCCCATTCTGAAAATTCCTCTCGTTCCTAGGACGCTCACTCTCTATGCTCTTCCAACAATTGTTCTCTTCATCCCAATCGCTAAAATCCCACGGACATTTACTCAATAAGTCAGCCAACACTACTTCAGGTATATACTTGTTGTTCCGCCATGTCGTCTTTGTGAAAAAAACATTAAACCTATTCTCCCACTTAAATATCCAATGATAACTAAATCTTGGATTCCAGTCAAAAATTGCCAACTTCTTACAACGTAACAACAACTTCTCTACAACAGCCTCGTTCTGCTCATCCATAACCTCATTGTAGAAGATTATATCACATTCGTTCTTCTCACTCAACTCCTCAACACCTCTAAAGTATATCTTGTTCCCCCACAAAGTGTATTGAGGACTCTGATTCTGACCTCCAGCACACGTCTCATCCCATATACCTATGTGACGCATACATTTCTCAAAGTCAGCGAATGTACCCTCCCTACAAGTCTTCAACGTCTTTCTAAATATAAATATCTCCAAAGGGTTAAACTTCCTATTCTGCTTATGCCCCTTGTTCAAATAACACTGATACACCAAGAAATGAAAAGTGTCCCATGTCTTACTACTCCTAGAACTACCCTCATGGCAAAATACTACCCTAGACCTTACACCTAACACAGGGTCAACAGAATCCTTGTGCTTCTCATACGTCACGTGCATCCAATTGAATAGATTATTTGGTTTGAAATTCATATTGTACTATTTTTTGGTTAAATCATGGAAATTTAGGGAAAAATGGCATAAAGATACGAAATATATTCTATATATCAAAGATATTCTATGAAAATATACATTTAATATCAAACTTTATGCGTAAAATAATTCTAAAAGTATAAAAAACTTTTTCAAAATTTCAGAGAATATTTTTTTGAAACATAGGGCAAAGTGAAATAATATAGGGTTAAATGCTATATAAGTCGGGGTAAGTCGGGGTAAGTCGGGGTAAGTCGAATTTTTCGAAATGTCAGAGAGCAGTTTGCGCCTTTTTCAAACAGTTTGAGCCTTTTTCAAACAGTTTGCGCCTTTTCTCAAGCAGTTTGAGCCTTGTATAAAGCAGTTTGCGCCTTGTATAAAGCAGTTTGCGCCTTGTTTAAAGCAGTTTGCGCCTTGTTTAACACGTCAGAGAAGAGTTTTTCGCCTTTTTCAAAAATTCAGAAAATAGTTCGAGGGGATAGGGAGGGGCATCCCTTTCATCAGGCGCAAAAAGGCGGGGCGGGGGTATGTACTCAATTGGTTTTCAATCTATTACACTCATTTGTTAACTACATTCCTTAATATAATAAAATTTTTTACGAAAATAATCCTATTTGACATAATATAAATTATAGGCATTAACATTTTATCAGTTCATTATCAAGCAGTTAGCTTTTCCTTACTTGATATACATTTTAACACTGTCTTAATTATGCAAAAAATATGCAGTAATTTAGTTAAAACACTAATTTACTGCATATTTATGTAGTTTGTATACAAATGTGAACTTCGTCTATACATTTGTATATTCTATCTATACATTTGTAAACTTTATAGATTTAGTCTATTGGCCAGATTATAGGCTAAATCTATTTAATCTATTTGATTATAGGCTTAATCTATTTCAGTTTCAGGTCATCGCTGTTAATAGTTATATTTAGGGATGTACCACTGCCAATTTGATTGATATTAGCACTGTCCGCAATAGCGTGCAACCTGGCAACAAGCCCGCCGTTGTATTGCTGATTCAATCCGCCCCCTATATGGTCGTCTTTGATAGCCGTATATACGCGAAACACTGCGACTATTACATCGCGTTCTTGCTCAGTATACGCCCGCCCAGTATTTGGGTTTATTTCCTCGTCAATAGTACTGTTGTATCTATATATACTTCGTGGGTCAATCCCCGCAAATAAACTAAAACCCTCGACCGTTGGCGGCTTTGGAACGGTCAACGTCTCAACCGTACCCGTTTTACTGTTGACAACTTGCTTTGAATAGCCTTTTCTTTTTAGACTTTCGAGGTAGTCATTAAAAGTTTTTTCTACCTCTTCAGCAGTTTGGAATATTCGAACTATACTCATAATAATGTATATTTTTAAAATTATTATGCAAATATAGTGTATGATTATTTATTTTCCAAATTTAAGCAAATTCATTTTTGAGCCATTTCGAGCCGTTTTAAGGCACTTTTTCCCTTTATTGGTGTATTTGTATTGTTTTTACATCAGAATTGAATTTATATAGTTTAAAATAAGAAATAAAGCATATCAGGGAACAAGTGTTGATATTGAAAAGCTACTAAAATAGTAGTATCAGCAATAAAAAAAAGCATTCTACTAAATAAGCATCAATAATAAATAAGCAATAAATAAACCACTAAATATATAACATATTGATTATTAATAATATATATATATATATTTAGTAATTTAGTATTTTTACACCCCTCGTACGCACACACGCACACATATTAGTCTTTTTCGCTAAATTACTAAATCACTAAATAAATAGCTCTAAACTACTGACTTTCAAATACTTATTCTATTTAGTAAAATGTAAAATACCTAAAATAAGGACTAAAAAGGACTAAAAAAACACTAAATAAGGACCTAAAACACATGATAAGGACCTAAAACCCTGATAAGGTCCTAAAACCCTAATAAGGACTAAAACCCTTGATAAGGACCTAAAACCCTTGATAAGGACCTAAAACCCTGATAAGGTCCTAAAACCCTGATAAGGACTAAAAACCACTAAAAAAATATCAATTCATAACTGACTGAAAAACAAGCATCTATAAAAAACTTTCATAAAAATATAAAAAAAGATTATAAAATGTTTGGAAAAAGAGAAAATACACCCTATCTTTGTACCAACAAAACGAAATACTAATAACAATTTTAAACGATACGATAATGACACCAACAATTGAACAAATGGAAATCGCTCTTTTGGATATTGATTTTTTTGTAGGCGGTTTAACCGATGACGGAATAAAACACTACTATAATAAGTTAATAGCATAAAACCAATATCAAAACGAAATAATAACAAATAAAACGATACGATAATGAAAGTAGAAAAATTACAAAACGGTCAATATCAAGTAACACATGAAAATTTGACATTGACTCAAACAGTTATAAAAGGACAACGTTTTAATGACTGCACTGTATTTGATGGACATTATTATGAACTTATTTCACAACATGACGAAAGAATGAACCCTTTATTTATTGCGTTACACAATTTTAAATGTAATGAATAACTAACTAACTAACTAATAATAACAATTTAAAATTTACAATTATGGAAAATATTATCGACACTAGAGATTTAGCAGAGAGAAGAGACGAGCTTAAAACCCGAATTTTGGACGCTTTTAATTATACTTTTTTTACTGAATTAGACTGTTGTCCTGATATTGAAACATTAAGCGACAACATCCCCGAAAACGCAACAAAAGAAGACAAAGAGCTGTTTTTTTCTGATTGGAAAGATGAAATAAATGAAATAAATGAAATTGACGAAATTGAGCATTACTGCCCTGACTTTGAATTCGGCTGTACTTTGATTCATTATGATTATTTCACCGAATATACAAAAGAGCTTTTAATTGATTGCGGTTATATAAGTAAAGACTTTCCCACGTGGATTGAGATTGATTGGAACGCTACCGCTGAAAATGTGATGTATGACTACTCAGAAATTAATTATCGAGGTGAAACATACCTTTTCAGATAAAAAAAAAGGGGGGAATATCCCCCCACTAAAAAAAACACTAACAAATTAAAATTTACAAAATTATGGAAACATTCAAAACCTTAACGGGTGAACTAATAAAAGTTAGTTCAAATAAAAAAAGACGGCATTTTACAATAGTTACAAGTACTGCAAAGTTTCGAACCGCACAAATGGGCAAATATGAATTTGAACTGTGCCTTACTTATACTGCTAATGATTGGAAACATTTCCTGAGGACAGAGGAATACTACATAGTAAAAAAATAAAACAAACCCACTAAAAACAAATACTAACAATTTTAAATTTTAAAAATTATGGAAAAGTTTATTTACACTAGCAACCTTTCAAAAAGAAGAGACGATTTAAAAAAACAAATTTTGCATGATTTTAATGAGTACTTTTGCACTGAATTAGATTATTATTCAGACATTGAAACCTATTTAAATAATTCAGGCGCTGAATATATAACAAAAGAAAATAGGGATACATACTTTTCTAATTGGCAAGATGAAATAGATGAAATAAATGAAATTAATGACATTGAATATTGGTGCTCTGACTTTGAATACGGTGCTACTTTAATACATGAAGACTACTTTACTGAGTACGTTGAAGAGCTTATAAACGATTGTGGATACATAAATAAAGACTTTCCCAAATGGATTGATATTGATTGGGAAAGTACCGCAAAAAATGTGATGTGTGATTATACAGACGTTAAATATCAGGGTGAAACTTATTACTGCCAATAAAAAAAAAAGGGGGGGGATATCCCCCCTGAGAAAAAAAATACTAACAAATTAAAATTTACAAAATTATGGAAAATTTAAAAGCAATCGGAAAAAAAGAAAATGGTGAAATAGTCGAATTTGAAGTTGTAAATGGTTATATTTATTGTTCAGGGAACAACCTAATAGAGTTACATTTGCCTGATGGGGTGAAAGATGTTCATTGTTCACACAACAACCTAACTAAACTACATTTGCCTGATGGTGTTGAAAAGGTTTGGTGTTCACACAACAACCTAACAGAACTACATTTACCTGATGGTGTGAAAGTTGTTAATTGTTCAGGTAACAAGCTAAAAGAGCTACATTTGCCTGATGGGGTGAAAAAGGTTTATTGTTTATCTAACGAGCTAACAGAACTACATTTACCCGATGGTATTAAAGATGTTTGGTGCGCTGGTAACAAGCTAACAGAACTACATTTGCCTGATGGTGTTAAAATTGTTCATTGTTCGGATAACAATTTCGCTAATGATGACACCTATTTTGTCAATCCAAAAACTGATAGAGTTGTTATCAAACAAGGTGATTTATACAGTTGTGGGTGTTGTTGCATGAAGACAAAAAAAGACTTCTATTCTATTTGCAAAGAAAAAGGTTTTTTTGAAATAATCGAGCATTTCAAACTTAATAGCTAAATATCCCCCTAAAAAAAATACTAACAAATTTAAAATTTTAAAAATTATGGGAACATTAAAAGCAATTGGAAAAAGAGAAAATGGTGAAACAATAGAGTTTGAAGTTGTAAATGGGTGTGTTTATTGTTCAGGGACTAACCTAACAGAATTACATTTGCCTGATGGGTTGAAATGTGTTTCTTGTTCAGGCAATCAATTAACAGAGCTACATTTGCCTGATGGGGTTGAAGTGGTTGATTGTTCATATAACTATAATCTAACAGAGCTACATTTGCCTGATGGGTTGAAAGTAGTTAATTGTTCAGATAACAAGCTAAAAGAGTTACATTTGCCTGATGGTGTGCAAATTGTTCATTGCTCAGATAACAATTTCACTAACAATGACACTTATTTTGTCAATCCAAAAACTAACAGAGTAGTTATTAAACAAGGCGATAAGTATTCATGTGGTTGCTGTTGCATGAAGACAAAAGAAGAGTTCTATAAAATTTGTAAAGGGAAAGGCTTTTTTGAAATAATCGAGCATTTCAACCTTAATAGCTAAACATCCCCCCCCCTGAGAAAAAAAATACTAACAAATTAAAACTATACAATTATGACTGAAAAAAGATGTACAAAATGCAACCGCCTATTATATATTGACACCTACGGAATAAAAGAAATACGCAATGACAAAATAACATATAAAATAAACGGCAATATATCGGTAGTGTGTAAATGTGGGCAAGAAAATTAATTAATCAATAAACATAACCAAACAGAACCTTAAAGGTCAATTAATAAGTTATCAAATAGCTTATTGATTGACCTTTTTTTTATTCATGTATCAATACCAGAACCAGAACCAGAACCAGAACCAGAACCAGAACCAGAACTAAAAAACTAATTTTAAGCCGATTTAAAGCTATATCATTTTAAAAATGATACATATATCCAACGCAATATAAAAAGTCTTAAAATAAGCCCGTAAACAATAAAAAATAACAATTTAAAATTTAAACAATTATGGTAACAATTAATATTACAGATGCTCAAATAGAGATTATCAAAAAGGCATTAGAATTTGCCTACAACAGCAATTTAAAAATCATTGATTCAAATAGGGAGCTTTTATCCTTATATGCAATTGATGAAATTATCAAAGAGGCTAATAAATTTATAGATGTACAATCTATTTTTAATAAAAGCACAACAATTTAAACAATGGGCACACCCCCTCGAAAAAAAAATCTAACAATTTTAAACAATGGGGATACCCCCTCGAAAAAAAAATCTAACAAATTAAAATTTATACAATTATGAAAACATTAAAAGCAATCGGAAGAAGAGAAAATGGTGAAATAGTAGAGTTTGAAGTTGTAAATGGCTGTGTTCATTGCTCAGATAACAAGCTAACAGAGTTACATTTACCTAATGGTGTTATACAAGTTGATTGTTCATATAACAAGCTCACGGAATTACATTTACCTAATGGGGTGAGAGATGTTCGTTGTTCATACAACAAGCTAACAGAGTTACATTTACCTGATGGTGTGAAAGTTGTTGATTGTTCACATAACAACATAACAGATTTACATTTACCTGATGGCATTAAAGAGATTTATTTTCAATTTAACAAACTAACAGAGTTGCATTTGCCTGATGGGGTTGAAAAAGATTTGGTGTTCATGTAACAATTTAAACAATGGGGATACCCCCTCGAAAAAAAAATCTAACAATTTAAAATTTATACAATTATGGAAACATTAAAAGCAATCGGAAGAAGAAAAAATGGTGAAATAGTAGAGTTTGAAGTTATAGATGGGTGTGTTTATTGCTCAGATAATCAATTAACAGAACTACATTTACCTGATGGTGTGAGAATTGTTGAGTGTAGATTTAACTACCTAACCGAGTTACATTTACCTAATGGGGTTGAAAAGGTTTACTGCTCATTTAACTACCTAACTGAGCTACATTTACCTGATGGTGTTGAAGATGTTTGGTGTTCAAATAATAAGCTAACAGAATTACATTTACCTGATGGTGTTGAAATTGTTTATTGCTCAGGTAACAACCTAACAGAACTACATTTACCTGATGGTGTTAAAGAGGTTCGGTGTTCAAGCAACAATTTAACAGAGCTACATTTACCTGATAGCGTTGAAGATGTTTGGTGTTCAAATAATAAGCTAACAGAATTACATTTACCTGATGGTGTTGAAATTGTTTATTGCTCAGGTAACAACCTAACAGAGCTACATTTACCTGATGGGGTGAGAATTGTTGAGTGTAGATTTAACTACCTAACCGAGTTACATTTACCTAATGGGGTTGAAAAGGTTTACTGCTCATTTAACTACCTAACTGAGCTACATTTACCTGATGGTGTGAAAGAATTTTATTGTTCAGAAAATAATTTCCCAAATAATGACACCTATTTTGCTAATCCAAAAAATAACAGAGTTGTTATTAAGCAATGTGATAAGTATTCATGTGGCTGTTGTTGCATGAAGACAAAAGAAGAGTTCTATGAAATTTGTGAAGTAAAAGAATTTGATGAAATAATCGAGCATTTCAAACTTAACAGCTAAACATCCCCCCTCGAAAAAAAAATCTAACAATTTAAACAATGGGTATATCCCCCCTCGAAAAAAAATCTATATTTGCATAATAAAAAGAGTATATTTATAAACATTAAAAAATTACTATAATGGGAAAGCGAATGTTTTTTGTATTTTTATTCATTTCTACACTTGTATCATGTGTGGATGAAGACTTGGTTAAGCATGATTGGACACTTCACCTGATGACTGTATATACTTATTCTAATAGGGAAGAGAAATACAGTAGCGAATCAATCGTAAAGGATATGTCAGAGGTTGAGATGCAAGTTAAGTATCAAACTAGATACGAGTACTACGACAGACCTAAATTGTGCATAGCTTATATGTATTCATGGACTAAAATAAGGTAATTATGTCAAAAGAATATGTAACGGAAAACACTTTCAAAAAAGTGAACTGGTCTGAAATATCATTATGTTTGACTGGCAACAAACTTAACATAAGATTCAATTCAGAGCGGAGGATGATACCTCGAAAGCTATGGAAGAAGATAGATGATATATTTTACAGGGAACTACCTACATTTTGGTATGAATACAAAATGTCAGAGCGAGCCGAGTTAAGAAAAAAGTCTGATGCGAATAGACGAAGGAAAGGTATGAAGTACAAGAAAAAACAAGATGCGTTGCAAAAGAAATTAGAGATAGAGATAGAAAAGACATTAGGCGGACAGAAGAAATTAGAGATAGAAACTATAATTTCAGGTGTTGATAGGACTAAATTAAACAATGGGCATACCCCCTCGAAAAAAAAATCTAACAATTTAATCAATGGGACACACCCCCTCGAAAAAAAAATCTAACAATTAAAGCAATGGGACATCCCCCCTCAAAAAAAAATCTAAAATAAATAAACAAAAAGAACATTAATCTAAAATAAATAACTATATTTGCAAACACAATGAGGAGACAAACCCCCCTCGAAAAAAAACAAAGTAATATGAAAGTAAGTAATGTAACAGGATTTTTCGACTGTAGAGTGTACAAAAAAGACACAAAAAGAGGTCAACGACCAATGTCAAAACAAGGTGACAGAATCAATTTATCATTATCATTTGATGCTGACACTATCCCCGAAGAGTTCAAAGAATTTGCAAAGGCATCTAGCAAAAACGAAAAGCTGTATTTGTCATGTAAGGTGTTCCCAAACAACATCAAAGCGTTCAGTGCTTCAGCACAGGTGATTGATTTTCCAACAAATGAGCAGTTAGATGGCAATAGCTTCTTGATAAACATTGAAACATCAATTAAGCATGGAACTGGGACAGAGTTGAATGGCGTGTATGTCAATAAGATTCAATTCATCAAAAGAGCCAATGAATCATTTGAAGCTATTGAGGATGGCGATGATAGTATGTTTGGCGTTTCTATGACACCAATGCAAGTATCAAATGAACAACAAAAAGCAGAATCAGAGCCAAAAACAAGTCCAAAAGCAGAACCAAAAGCTGATACTAAACTACCATTTTAAATTTCAATTGGGTGGGGCAACTCACCCAATTAATTCTAACAATTAAAAATCAATTAAATGGAACACAAACAAGAGATATTATCAAGTCGCATAGGGGGCTTTGGAGGTTCGGACTCAAAACTATTCTACAAGATAGCCACAAAAGGGCTTAAATCGTTATCTGAAACAGAAAAAAGACGTATTGCTATTGCAAAAGGGTTAATAGAGCCAAAAGAATCATTCACAACAAAAGAAATGCAAAGAGGGCATGACTTTGAGGAATGGTACGATTCAAATGTCATGTCTTTGGGAATAGACACCACTTACGAAAAGGAGTACAAAGCAAAAAAAATAATAGCCGAAAATTTCGATACGTTCGCACATTGTGATTTTTTTAAGTTTGACAACGGCGAGGTGCTGGAGTTGAAATGCGTAAAAGAGCCTGATAAAGCACTTGACACATATTATTCACAGCTACAATGGTATTATATGCTAGGAGCTTGTAGCGTTATTTTGGTAGTATTTGATGCTAATAATGATGACTTCAATGATGCACCGATATACGAAATAAGCGTTACAAAAGATGACAGATATATCAACACACTACTAGATGGCATCAATATCCTTGATGAAACATGGGATAGTTTTGAATACGAGCCAAAAGACGTATTGTTTGGCGATGATTTATCAAAATTTGAACGCAATGAGATACTTGAATACATCAATATCACCAACAAAATCAAAGCACTGGAAGCAGAGAGAGACGAAAAGAAAGAGTACATCAAATCAATGATTGAGATGTACGGTGTTGGAGGCTTGGAGTTAGAAAATTCATCTATAAACTATGTCCACGGCAAGGTTGAGAATAAGTTTGACGAGAAGTTGTTCTTTAAAGAAAATCCTACCATTGACAAGTCTAAATACACCAAAGAATCCATAAAAGCTAGTTATATCACACTAAAAATAAAACAGCCATGAGAGCAGATAGAATATCAGCAATGATAGTCAAGAATGTAGGCAACTACGAGGGTATTAGATACTCTATTGACTACATACTAGAAGAAACAGATGACCATCAGGTTGCACTTAAAGTTGCAAGGGATGAACTTGAAAAAGCCTACAAACTGGCTTATCCAACAGCAAAACCAAACGAAGTACTTATTGAGAAGGATGAACTAACAGAATCACATCCTAGATTTAACATGATAGCAAAGTCCTTATTTAATGGGACTACAACCGTAGATAAAATATTAGAAAGTTATAAACTTGACATAGAGACAATAAAAAAATTACAAGAAGCAATCAAAAAATTAAAAACATTATGACAAAAGAACAACAAAAAATAAACAGAGAAGCGGTACGAGCTATAAGAAATGGGCTATTGCCTCACTATATTGCAGATTCAGATTACAATGCTTATAGACAGCTTTGTTATAGAATATCTAAAGAGGTAGACAGGAAAATAACTTGCCGAGAAATATCTAAAAATAACTGGAAGATAGACTATGCAGAAGAATTTCCGATACAACTTACGCAAGGGGAGTAAACACGACATTTGCCCTAATTGTGGCAAAAAAGAGTTCAAGCCTTATGTAGATAGTAACGGAAATGTAGTAGGAGAGCAATACGGTAGATGTGAACGTGTAATGAGTTGTGGATATTTGAAATATCCCAAATCATATAAAAACGATGACTGGACACCGCCACCACCTCCTCCTCCGCCACCACCAACAGAATACATATCAGAGGGCATTGTAGAGGCAACAATGACTGAGTATGATAGTAACTATTTCTATCTGTATTTAGTGTCTTTATTCGGGGATGATATAGCTAATGAATTAATACACAAATACAACATAGGTACGGCTACTAATGGGGGGACTATCTTTTGGCAAAAGGATAAAGATGGGCGATACAGAACAGGTAAAGTCATATACTATGGAAGTAATGGCAAACGTAAAAAAGACCGCAAAAGTTGGTTTGTACACTCAAAGATAAAGGAAAATTTTCCTTTCAAACAATGCTTTTTTGGTATTCACCTTGACGATGGAACGATGCCAACAGCACTTTGCGAGAGTGAAAAGACAGCTGTAATAATGAGCGTACTAATGCCTGAATACATTTGGTTGGCAACTGGGGGTAGTGAGATGATAAATCTTGACAGGCTTATAGAGTTGAAACGACTAGATAAGATTTTCCCTGATGGAGGTCAAAGAGAAAAATGGGAGCAGAAAACGAGGACATTCCCAAATAGGCAGATAGACTATTCTGTGGAGCTTGCTATAATGAGAGGCGATATAGAGCAAGGGAGTGATATTCTCGATTTAATACAATTTGAATATGCAAGAGATAATAAGCAAGATAAATGACATAATGTATTGGGATGGGGAAGGCACACCTGAAGAGATATTTCAGATGAACAACGGTAATATAAATGCCATACCTAATGCTCAAATAATTGATGTAGTTCATAAAGGGGATTTAGCTACGTGGGCTGAATTTCAGTACGATGTCGATAGCGAGGAGAAATTGACAAATAGGATAGTAGGAACTGTAAGAAAAGCCGTATCTGATGCCGTTTTCCTTGACAAAAAGAAGCTGGATGAGTTTCCGCCTTTGGCTAACTTCTACTACTACTGTTTGAAATTAGATAGAAGTGGTGAACTGATGAAAAAATGTAAGGCTATGTCAGAATGGGCTTGGATTACTTCTATCAACAAAAAAAGATTGGCTGAGAATGTTAGCAAGTATTTCTCTACCCCTGATGATGATAGGTACAATAAAGCTAAGCACAAACTGATAGAGATATATGGGTTTACGGACAAAGATATGGATGCTTTTAGGTATTTTGTATGTCAGACGTTACATGATAACCACAACCCGTCTTTGAACAAGTCCTTGTATATCTATGGCACAAAGAAGCAAACAGGTAAAACAACCATAGCAAGGTCAATAGCTACAATCCTAAATGGCGATAAATTTGATAATTTTGGTCAATATGAGAGTACGTTAGGGGCAGAGATGCAATACAATGAGCATGACTTACCTTTGGGGGCTAAATACAATGCAGTTATACTTGACGAATCAATGCCAAAGGATAGTAGAAAGGCTTATGGTCAGATAAAACAGGTATTGACGAGTAACAGTTGTAAGTACAATCAAAAGTTCGGAAGTATCACTAGAGTGCCATGTAAAAGGTTCTATATTTGTACCTCTAACGAGCCGATATATGAATTTATTCAGGACAGGACAGAGAGAAGATTCTATGCAATAGAGATGTCAAAGAGACCAAAGAAATTGTCATTTGACGAGATATACAATCTATGGTTTGAGTTCTGTATCAATTGCTCACCTGAGAGTGATTGGTTTAAATGGTATAACTCTTTTGACGAGGTAGATGGTTTAGCAAAGAAAGACGAGGACGATATGTGGGTTGAGATGATACATCTTAGAAAAGAGATATTCCCTAATGGTGTGGGTCAGACAATAAGCACTATAACGAGTAAGTCAGCTTGTAAGTTACTTTACAAAGGCACTCCGACAAGAGACCAAGAGAAGATAATAAAACATATCTTTGAGAGCAAGTTTAAATCTTGTACGCCACCTAGTAATAAGTTTATGTACTCAATAACAAAATGTAGGGATATACTTGACGATGCTTTTTTACAACTTAATAATGGAGATGATATAGAGGTTGACGATGGTATGCCTTTTTAATCGAATATTAAACTTTTAAATATCAAAATAATGGAAAATACAAACGATACTAACAGCACAAACCCAACCACTACTTATAGCGAGTGTTATCGACTGCCTTTCCTTTCTCTTTTCCACGCTGACTGTATGGAAATTATGAAACAATACCCTGATAAATACTTCGATTTGGCTATTGTTGACCCTCCATATGGGTTAGATATAGCTAATATGAATATGGGTATAGGCAAAAGCAAAAAAGCAAGTAAAATACAAAACAGGAAATGGAAACCTAAAGACTGGGATAAAAACGCACCTAAAAAAGAATATTTTTATGAACTTTTTAGAGTTAGCAAAAATCAAATTATATGGGGTGGAAACTATTTTGAATTACCACCGTGTAAAAATTACATAATTTGGGATAAAGAAATACCTAAAGGACTTTCTTTTGCTGATTGCGAGTTAGCTTGGACTTCGTTTGATTGCGCACCTAAAATGTTTAGATATTCGGCATATTTGAATAAAAACGAAAAATTCCACCCTACACAAAAACCAGTTGATTTATACGATTGGATTTTAACACGATACGCAAAAGAAAACTCAAAGATTATAGACACTCACTTCGGTAGCGGTTCAATAGCTTTAGCAGTTAATAAAGCAACCAGATTAGATAAAATGAATTTACACTTAACAGCGTGCGAGATTGACAAAGAATATATTGATAAGGCAATCAAAAGAATTTCAGAAAGTATCAAACAAGGGACGCTGTCTTTTTAGGTTGCAACTAACGTTTCCGCTATGAGTAGTGGCGGTTTTGGAACTACTCACTTATAAAATTACACAAATGACAATAGGAAATACAAACGAGAATATACCAACTGCACACCAACTTTCGGATAGCGAGTGTCATGTGCAACCTTTTTTTACTTTCTATAATGCCGACAATATGGCTATTATGAAACAATATCCAGATAAGTATTTTGACTTGGCAATTGTTGACCCTCCGTATGGAATTGACATAAATAACCAATCGCAAGGTAAAGGCGGTGGCGTGGCTCGTAAAATAGATTATACAAAAAAAGATTGGGATAAAACAGCCCCTGATATAATATATTTTAACGAACTGCGGAGAGTGTCTAAAAATCAAATTGTTTGGGGCGCAAACCACTTTATTAGCAAATTGCCTTTTGATAGTAGTTGTTGGATAGTTTGGGATAAAGATAATGGAGAAACTGATTTTGCTGATTGTGAATTAGCGTGGACAAGTTTTAAAACTGCAGTTAGGCGTTTTAAATGGACATGGGCAGGGATGAGACAGCAAAATATGAAGCATAAAGAGGAAAGAATACACCCAACTCAAAAACCAGTAGCCTTGTACGAATGGATAATAAAAAACTACGCAAATGAAAACGATAAAATAATTGATACTCACTTAGGTAGTGGAAGTATTGCAATAGCAATTGACAAGGCAAACACATTAGATAAAAAGAACCTATCATTTGTCGGCATTGAATTAGACCCCGACTATTATCGAGCGGCAGTAGAACGATTCAAAAACCATAAACGACAATGCGTGCTTTTTTAAGGTTGGTTATGAGCCGATGTTAGCAGTAACCTTTTATTAATGTAAATTATTAACAACTAAATACTTATAAATTATGTGGACAATTATTATTATTACAGCAATCGCAATTTTTATTTCATGTTACACAGAGTATAAATATGGTTTTTACTCGAATGAATTTGATTATTTTATTTCGGCATCTATGGGGCTTATAATTGGTTGTTTTATTGGACTAGCAATTGCTTTAGCTTTACCAGCAAAAACAGAAATTGTAAAAACAACTTACAATTTAGAGGCACTACAAGATAATAACAGTGTTAAAGGTTCATTCTTTTTGGGTAGTGGACAAATTGAAGGTAAAATGAAATATGTTTTTTACTATGAAAGAGACGGTTTTTATAAACTTGAACAAGCCGATTACGAAGAAGTAAGAATCAAATACTCAGAGGGGAGACCAAAAGCAGAAAGATTCAATAAAAGAAATGTAAAGGATGCTTTTATAAACAACTTTGCTATTGATTTTAATTGCTATAATGAATATATTATTTATGTGCCAAAAGGAACAATTAAGCAGAACTACTCGCTCGATGCTCAGTAAGGTTACTGCTAACGTTCGAGGCTAAGAAACGTAGCCTTTATAAGTCGTTTCGAGTTTAAAATACGCTAATTGGCTATTTTTCTTAGCCTTTGTTAGCAAATGTTAGTTATTTATGAAAGTAAGTTTTGATTTTGATAGCACTTTAACGAGAATGAGTGTTCAAAAATATGCAAAAGAATTAGTTGAAAGAGGTTTAGAGGTTTGGATTGTAACGAGCAGAATGGGTTTTGGTAAAGAACCTAATCCAACATGGAATGATGATTTATTTGAGGTTGCAAAATATGTTGGAATTAAAAAAGAAAATATACACTTCTGTTGTATGGCTAATAAATCAGAGTTTTTAAAAGATAAAGGATTTGTTTTTCATATTGACGATGATAACATTGAATTATCATTTGTTAAAACAGATACTAATGTAGTGCCAATTTATCTATTTGGTAATAAATATTGGAGGAATGATTGCGAGGTCGCTCTTTCTAATATTTGCTAACGTAACACGGCTATGGGCATGGGGCGAACTGCGAGAGCTAATTTTTCGCAAAGCGGTAAAGCCCGAACGGGTAAAGCAACTGCTAAACCGCACAAAATAATCCCCTGAACATGGGCTAGTGTTAGTGGCAGGTTTTTAGTACTAATTTCAAAACATATAATAAAATGGAAACAAATATCACAAAAGGAGATTGGAGCGTAAATTCAATTGATTTAGCAGACTATAAATCTTTAGCTGTTATTTCAGAAAAAGCTCAAAAAGTTATTTGTCATTGTCATTTATCAGATATGAAAATGTCTAAAGAAAATATGGAAAATGCACAATTAATTTCTGCTGCACCTGATTTATTGTCAGCCCTTAAAAACTTAATGGAAGGTGTTGAATCACTTCCACCGTCAACTTCAATAGTATGTGTTTTAGATAAGCAATATAAAGACGCTGAAAATGCTATAAAAAAAGCATACGGTCATCATTTTTAAACTTACCGCTAACACCGACATATTCGCAACAAATGAAACACGAAGAATATAAACAATTAAACAATAATGAATTATGAAAGCAGATTTAGTAGGAGCTTTAAAACAGATAAATAAGAGTTATAGAGCATTTGAACACAAAGGGCAAAGAATGTCAAAAGTACAAGTACGTAAAGTATTAGAGTACGGAATTTCAAAAGGGTATAAAACGACTGCCGAATTATCAGAAGAAGAAGTTGATAATGTGCTTTCTTTAAATGCCCTATAAAACCGACATCCCCACAACAAATGTAATACAAAATGATTTAACTAACTAATAACAAAACAATTATGGCAAGACAGTATCACGTATCAGTCAATTTTGCTGACAGCGACTATACATACCATACTACATTTGATAGCCATTCAACAAATGATGAAGCTATCATACAAGCAGGCAGAGTAGCAATAACCAAGAAGTTAGAGGCATGGAAGCTGGAAGCGAAAAACATAAAAAGTGTAGAAATATATTATTTCACACAAACAAAGGAAACAATAATCTATAAATTTGAAAAACAATGAAGGACAAATCAAATGAAATAATCAATGTAGTGTGTAGTCATTTCGGAATCACTGATGAGCAAATAAAAGCCAATACACGGAAAGCATACATAGTCCTAGCTAGGCAGATGGCTATGTATCTTATATATGAGAATTGTAAGTTAATGACACATGAGAATATAGCCGATATTTTCTACAGAGATAGATGTATTGTATATCACTCAATTAATAAGATAAAAGACTTGAAAAAGGTAAGCAGAGAGGTAAAAGAAATATACTCTGAATTGAACTACAAAATTAACTACAAAGATGCGAAAACTGCATAACTACCAATTAAGAGCCATAGAATTTTGCAAAGGCAAACCAAGTGTAATCTTATCAGTAGGAATGGGTCTAGGCAAAACAGCATCAATACTACATTATATCAATCAAGCAACAAGGATGACAAGTTGCTTGATTGTAGCTCCCAAACGAGTGGCAGAAAATAACTGGAAGCAAGAATGTTTGGATTGGAATTTGAATGATTTACACGATAGATTTGTAGTTATCAAAGGCACAAAAGCACAAAGAGCCAAGCTAATACAATCAAGTAGGTGGTTGATTATTGGTAGGGATAATTTGGCAGATGTCGAAGATATGCAGTTTGACTTAGTTGTCCTTGACGAGCTTACTAGCTTTAAAAATCACGAGAGCAATCGTTCTAAGGCTTGCTATTCTATCAACGCATACCAAAAGATAGGACTAACAGGTACGATGATGACAAACGGTGCGATAGACCTTTTCGGACAGTTTTGTGCTGTTGGATTTGGTGGAAAGACATCGAATAAAGAAAGGAATAATACTTTTTACCGTTGGCGTGGGACGCACTTCAAAGACCAACTTGCGGGAAGTGGGTTGCAATTTCAAAAATGGAAAGCAATAAGTCCTTTGGAGGTCATTCTTGATA